TAGATAACCCTAGAGATGTATTTATATCACAAGTTATAGATCCATCTGCCCAACTACTAACACTCTGTGTTATTTTAGTTCCAGTGTATCCGACGAATTCGACCAATTCGACCTTTCCTGTTCCCTGTGTCGATCCAAAACCACTGCCGGTAATTACGACATTGGTTTGACTATTCGTAACGACTTCATCGGTATCGACGTCCGTGATTGATAGGGGAAGTGTATATGTGTATGACTTATATAATCCCTCTAGATTGATAATTGAAAAGTGACCAGACTCGACATCCATGTTACCAGTTGCAGCAGTGGACTCGGTTTGGATCGCGATGCTCGATCCAGTCGCAATGTTGGGAACTAGACCGGCACCAGACATCGTCATAAAGGTTCCAATAGCACCAGAGTTTCTGTGATACGCTCCAGAAGCGATATAAGGAACTATAGTTGTGTCGACGATAACTCGACCCATTGGGTATCCCCGTTGGACGCTATCTATAATCTTCTTACCATGATTCCAGAACACCAGAACATGTGAATTCTGATTGACGTCTATGTTTGCATTACCCGCTGTCGCTGTAAATCCTGTGGTGTTTATGTAGGGTAGGGTATCCCAAGCGAAGTTTGTCGCCGCACTTGGGTTCATGTTTCCGGTTGTTGCTTCCATGATGACACTTTGGTTACTCGAAGGTAATTTCCAGAATTGCCATACGGCGCCAGCATCTAGAGTCATAGACCCATTATCCGCGTCACGTCTCAACGTGATTGTTTGGTTTGTAGTGCAGTTGATTACCGCAGCAAACGACAAAGCGCCGTTCTGGTTTCCGTCGGAACCTCGCATGTGAGAATAACCGCGTACTCCTGTTCCTTCCACGCCGCCAATCTCAGCAAAGACCGTTGCTCCCAGTCTAGCAGAACCGGGGTTGGTGGTGGTTCCTGAGAAGGTCATCAGGTATCGACCTGCATCAGATACCACTACGTCGCCGCTCGTTCTAGCAAATCCAGTGTCTTGTTGATTGTTTGTCCAGTTAGTGATATCTGACACTGTCGAACTTATAGTGTTCGTTCCAGACGTACTATAACGCGCATATTTATCCAATGCAGCTAACTCGATTATTTGCACACCACCATATCCCGCAACACGGGTCACAGATCCTGTCGTGGAGTTATCCCCCCTATAGAAATGCGTGATGAGAGTATCACCTGCCGTGGCGTTATAAATCGCTACACCATTCATGATCATATCCTGTTGTCCGGAAGACTTCCGGATATAACCTTCGGACGCGCCCTCCACGACATTAGAACCGTTTATTCTAATTCTACCTTGTCCCTCAACACGTTCGTTGTTTGTTGTGTTGGTTGTTGTCCACCTCTCAGAGTACATGATGAGGTAAGGTGCTGAGTTCGTTAACGTGAATGTTTTTATATTATCAAAAGTTGCTGCGCTTCCTTCGTCGATTACCTCTGTGTCCCAACCCAGTTCTATGTTACTACCAGCGTTCGGCAGAACATTCGTCGAGTTAGAAGTGTTACTTCTTATTAAGAAATCACCAGCGGCCATTACACGTTTCTCACATATAGCGTGTCTTTTTTATTGAATCTATCCTTTGGTTGAACTGCGCCGGTCACACAATTAACGGACCAATATACTCTAGTGCTGGTATCGATATATGGTTCCGATGTCCAGGAATCATTCCACCCAAACGGACAATCGTCTATCACAGATGGATTGTGCTTAGAGTAGTCTAGCACCGAGCACAATTCTTTGACTGTAGGAAGTCTATAACCAATCGGACAATTCTGACTTTCTTCCCATGTAAACAATAAGTCCATATCAAACGCCCATTCTAAATTGGTGTTCGGATCTATCCACGTTTTCATTATTATATCACCCATTGTTAAGCGTTGATGTCGATTGTAGGAAACAAAGTCAGATTTTGATTGGCGTTGGTTACTGTGAATCGCCGCGATATTTCTACATATCCGCTCGCTATGACCTGAATAACAATATCGTTCGTAACTCCTGAATGCGAATATCCAAAACTCGTACCTATGAGTGATTCGATACCATCTAACTCCGTATTCATATTAGTGCCGTCTTCTGTTTCGTCGTCATATATACGAACCTCAGAACCTGCGATCAATCCTGCTATCGTAAATGTCGCGGGATTGATAAAGTTTATCGTACCCCCGCCAGGCGTTGAACCGATGGACGCATTTGAACCATTAGTGTTCGTCCAGTTTAACGTTCCGGTGCCTGTGTACTGCACATGACAAGAAGCAAGTGGATCAAATGTCACATTGTTTGCTGATAGTGCGATAGAACCTGCCGCGCTAACCCGAATGCATAACGGAGCATTCGGTCTAACAGTAGTGGCGAGCGCATCTAAACCCGCCTGATTAGTTATAGTGTTATCAGGCAGCGCACCTTTCTCGAACAGTTCTTCGCGAATCTCAGTTCCGGTTAATATCGCGTTCGTTCCTTCGAACATGGCCCACTCGTTGTACTGGCCATCAATAGGCGCCAGTAGAATCACTGCAGTTCCTCCAACGGCAACAGTTCCAGCAGGATCACCAAACTCGCCCCCGCTGCGAGCGGCCAACGTCGCAGTATTTGGTTGTCTGGAAGTAGGTTCGGCGTTTGTTTGAAGGACGCCATCGAGATATGCCCTGAGAATATTTCCACTGCCATTGCCTTCGAATACTAGAGTCAAGTGATACGGTCTATTAATTTCCAGAGGAGTATCACCGAATATCTGCAGAGTGAAAGATGCGCTGTCAACCTCGAATACTAGATTGTTTCCCCAACCCAACACGAAACGAAATGATTGTGTCGCATTTCCTTCACCATATATGTTTTTCGGGGGATTCTGAATGCCCGTTGTGGAGAACCACCCACAAACTGCTTTATTTGCAACGTTGGAACTGTTAATCAATGCGTCGTCTGGGAGAACAATTCGATTATTGATGCCGGTTGTTCGATAGGAGTTTGTAACATCTTCGCAAATTGCGGGCCCGCTGAAATTACCACCAGACTCATTACCATCAATCCCGTTGTTGGCGTTGGCTACGTCGTCAGCGTTTCCATCAAGGGAATACCTTGCGACTGGAATAAGAGCCTCGATGTCATCAGAATATGCCATCTAACACCTATGAATATGACAAAGACAGTCTATTGTCCCACACCTTGGTAAAGTCTGCAGTTCCATCTGCCCATAGTATGTTTATATCGTTAACTACTTCTTCAACGCGCTTAATTCTCCATGTTGATCCAGAAGTCGCAGTCCCTGGCAATGCCTCACCTATGTAAGTTATGTTAGAGACTACATCTATCAGTCTGTTATATTGTGTTTCCACGTCAGTTCTAATCCTATCTACGATATCTGCGAAACTTTCGACCACAAACAATTTCTTTATGGGATCGTATATCAGTATACTATCGCCTGTAACGGACAATAGATTTGTTTTTTCAACATCTGCATTATCTAGTATCTTATATGAACCACCACCTCCGGCAAAACTCGACAATCTACGAATCTGCTGATCCACGTTCTTATTTATTAACTCTTGATTCTCTCCAACTCGAACATTGAAATCTTTTACGAGTTGCTCAAATTCTTTTCTGTAGTCTGGCGCTGGCGTACCTTGATCGCCGATATCGCCTTTCTCGCCGGGTGAACCAGTATCGCCTCGATCACCCTTCTCGCCGACATCACCTTTGTCACCTTTGTCACCTTTAGTACCAGACGTACCCTTGGTGCCTCTGGATCCCGCCGGGCCAGGAATTCCTTGGTCACCCTTATCTCCATATGGTCCAATAGCACCAACTGCTCCTGCGACTCCAGGAACGCCCTCATCGCCTTTCTCACCGCGCGCACCGCGCGCACCTATAGTGCCTTCGGGACCAACTGTTCCTTGTTCTCCTGCTTCACCTTTCTTCCCCTGCGGACCACTTTCTCCCTGTGGTCCTTGTTGTCCCGATTCTCCTTGTGCACCAACTTCGCCGGCAACACCTTGTTCACCATCGTTACCGTCTGTACCCGCATCACCTTTTTCTCCCTGAATTCCAGTCGAACCAGTCTGACCACGGTCGCCCTTCACGCCCTTATCGCCTTTGTAACCACGAAGTCCCTGTTCACCTTGCGGTCCAGGAGTCAACACAGTTTGCTCTAAGGTTTTAGAAAGTCTGTCGAATTCTTTTTTCGTGTACGCTAACGAAAACGCAGTAGTGGTGATAGGCGAAAGTTGTGTCACCCTTATTCCTCATTCATTTTATTCACGAATCGATTCATAGATTCAATGAGTTCTTCTTCACCGTTAGGAATGTATCGTTCTACTTCGAGTTTAGATGCTAGTTCTGACGCGAGTTTATCTGGTATAGGTTTGTCAGCATCGGAACCAGCACCACTCTTACTAGGTGTATTGGGTTCTGCTTTCGGTGCAGGTTTAGATTTGGGTTCTGCTTTCGGTGCAGGTTCTTCCTCTTCCATTCCCATTGGAGGCGGTTCTGTCTCTAAGTCCTTGTCCATTTCGTCGTATTCATCGTCGGACATTCTAAGAATATTCTTCATGACCCATTCTTTAGTGTAATACTCTCCGACGTATGGTGCAATCTCGTTGAGTGCTGCGATTCTTTCTCTGAAAATCTCAAGTTCTTTCAGTTCAGTGAACTGATTGTCTCTCACGAAATCAACAAAGATATCGTTCTTCCAATCATCCCAGTCTTGTTCTGTTATGATTCCTTTAAGGAGCAGTTGCTTTTTAAGTACGCCTAGGAATACATTGCTGAATCGTCGACGAAGTCTATCGATGAATTTTTGAAACTTAAGTTCTTCTCGTGTTATTTCTGACGAACGTCCTAACGAGAACGATGTTTCCTGTTCTAATCTACTAATAGGAACGTTCAGTGCTCGGTATAACTTCTTTTGGAAGTATAGGATGTCGTCGATCTGGCCTAGATTCTCGCCACCTGGAAGTGTAGTGATCTCAGTTCCTTTACCACCTTCACGTCGAGGTAACCAAAAGTCTTCCAGCATAGACATATGCTTTCGATCATCTTTCATCTCACCAGTAGACGCGTCGTATATCAGTTTGTTTCTATATCGAGACATGATACCTTTCATGTACTCTTCTGCTTTGCCTTTCGCCATGTTGCCAACGTCAACATAAAAGATTCTTCTTTCAGGTGCGCGCGCGAGACGATAGATGACAAGCGAATCTTCCATCCATCTTAACTGGTTGATTGATTTGAGTGATTTGTGGAGATGAGAAACAACTTTCTTTCGTGTCTCGTCTAACATACCTG